GAGTGTTTGCCAACGTCGGATCGTAGCCCGGCTGACCCGGCTTCAGGTCCTTGCGCTTGGTCAGGGTTTTCTGCCCGTTCTCGCCTACGGTCTCGACCACTTCATTGCCGTGAGCCTCACGCAGCTGATCGGTGGTCATCTGTGTGCGCTGGGTCGCGCCAGCTTCAGACATCCCAGTCCGCGTTGTCGCGCCAGCTTCAGTCATCCCAGTGCGCGTTGTCGCGCCGGCCTGCTCCATGCCCGTGCGCGTGGTCGCGCCTGCCTGCTCCATTCCGGTGCGCTTGATGTTGGCCGTGTTGGTGGCGTCGGTCGTGATGATCGACGGATCAGCCGCACCCATCATGTGATGGTAGGTTCTCTCGTCGATCTGGCCGGTGTCATACTTGCTGCTGATCATGGACCGCCAGTCCAGCAGGGCCTGCTGGGCGTCATGACCCGCACTGACAGCCAGGTTTACATACTGTGCCGCCGTGATCATCGGCTTGGCCGGCGCACCGTTGGCGTCGGCAGGACCAGTGGTCTTTCTGCCGCCGCCCGGAGGCGTGATGCTGCCAGGGTGGAAGATGCCGGAGACCGCATCGTTGGTCGGCACGCTGCCGTCCGACGCGGTGGCATTGGACGCCGGTGGCGCACCCGCCCCTGGTGCCGGCGAAGACACCGGCGGCGGCGTGCCCTGATCCAGCCGCACCGTGCCGCCGCCATCAGGAACCGCGCCGCCGCCCCCGGCGAACAGGGCGCTGAGACCGGCCGGGGTCATGTTGGCGCCCACGGTGCCCGCCTGGATCGGCGCAGGCGGCGGCATCGGCCCGGCGGCGTTCAATCGTGCCGGCGTGACGCTGGAAGGCGGTCCGGGCGACGGTGTCCCCGGGGGCGCAGGGGACGCAGGCGTTGAAGGCGACGCGGGTATCGGCGGGTTGTATGCCGGTGCCGCCGGGGGCGCAGCTGCGGCAGGCCCTGGCGCGACTGTCGCACTGAGGGTGGGCGTCGGTGCCGGCGCCGATCCCGGCGGCTGCATGATCGGCGGCATGTTCGGGCCTTCGGGCGACGCCGCGTAGCTCGTGTCCGGCATCGTCAGGTTCTTCGCGGCCTCATCCAGCGCCTGCTGGCGCGCCATCTGGTCGCGCAGCTTGGAGCTTTGCAGCTGCTTGTTGCGCTGCTCGGCACCGTAGTAGCCGGCCTGGGCGACCTTGGACGGGTCGGGGAACGCGCCGCTGAAGATGCTCCCGATACCCTGGTCCCACGCCGCATTGCCAGTGTTGATCGGTGGTCCGCCGCTGGAGTTGTAGGGCATGTCAGATCACCTTTCAGGTCGGGACCGGGGCCGTGGGTGTCCCGGGTAGCAGGCTCTTGCCGAGGCCGCCGTAGTAGGCCGCGCCGTAGAGACCCAGGTTGCCCACCCCGGAGACGATCCCGCCCAGGCTCTGCTGGTAGGCCGCGTCCTGCTTGGCCTGGGCCGCCTTGTTCGCCGCCAGGGTGGTGGCGTCGCTCTGGCCCAAATTGGCGATGTCGGTGGCATTGCCGTAGCTCAATCCGGCGGCGTCCAGGGCGTTTTGGCCCCTGGACGCGATCAGGCCCAGCTGGGTCTGCCCCTCGCCCGTGGCGGCGCCGTAGGCCACCTGGGAGGGCAGCAGACGGGCGGCGCTGCCCGACCGCAAGAGGTAGTCCGCAGTCTCGGCCGGCATGATGCCGGTCTTGTTGGCCGACACCGCCAGGTTGATCGCGTTGGCGGGGGCATCGTAGGCGCTCAGCGTGCCGATCTTGGAGCCGTAATCCCGGATATTGGTGGCGGCTTCCGCAGTGCGCCGGGCGCCGGCGGCGCGGCTGGCCGGGTCGTTGGCCACCGCATTGGTCCCGCCGGACGGATCGGTTGGCTGTGGTCCTGCCGGAGCCGGCGGCATGTTGGCCGCCAACAGGGTCTGGGCCTGGGTCTGCCGGTCCTGCTGGGCCTTGGCCAGGGCGGCGGCGTTGGTCTGGGCCAAGAGGGTTTGCGCCTGCTGGTCCCCGGTTTGGCGCAGGTTCTCGGCCTGGGTGTTCTCGGTGTTCAGCACGTCCTGGTAGGACTTCAGCGCAGTCATCTGGGTCTGACCCGCCTGACGTCCAGCCGCTTGCTGGTCCTGGAAGGTCTGTTCCATGGCGCTGGTCTGACCGGCGGTCTGCGCCAGGCCGGCCTGCAGGCGCTGGTTGAAGGCGTCCTGCTGAGCTGTCGAGGTGGCCTGGTTCTGCTCGCGGATCGCGCTGGCAGCCTTGCTCTGGGCGTTAGACGCCTGCACCGCGCCGTAGACCGAGGCCAGGGCGCCCACGCCTGCAGCGATACCGGCCGAGATCGGCTCACACATGGCTCAGCCCCTTCATGATGTCTTGGTGCTGCTTGCGTTAGGCCCCGGCGCGGCTAGACCGCCCGCGGCAGCCTTGTAGGCGCCCAGCGCGGTATTCGCTTGCAGCCCGCCCAGGTAGCTTCCGGCGCTGCCCAGCACATTGGCGAAGATGTTCGACAGGGGCGACACCGTGGGCACGCCCGCCAACGACGACGTCACATCGCCAGCCTGGCTGGAGACGCCTGATATGGCGCTCTTCTGGGTGTTCAGCGCCGCGTTGACGTCCTGTTCGGACGACCCCGCGATCGGCGAACCGATGCTTTCCGAGGATGTCACCTGACCCAGCAGGTTCTGCTTGGCGGCGGCGACGTTGCCCTGCAGCGTGTTCTCGGCGGACTGCGCGTTGGCGGTCTGCAGCGCGGTGGCGCGGCCGGCGTTCTCGTCGATCAGGCCCTCTTGGTTGACCCCGGCCTGGCTGGAGGAAATGCCCTGTCGCGCCAGCTGAAACCCCAGGTTCTTCTGGGCAATGTTTCGCTGGTAACTAATATCGTCCTGCGCCTTGGACATATAATCCTCGGCGTATTGGTTGAAGTAATCCGGGCTGAACTTGCTGAACGCGTCGTTGACCTGCTGCGTGCCCTCGCCGAGTAGTTTAGCCCGTCCGGTGTCGTATTCGCTCTGGCGTGTGGCCTGGTCCCGGGCCTGCTGGATCTGCTGATCGTATTGCGCCTTTTGCTGATCGGCCTGCTGCTGGTTGAACGCCTGCTGCTGGTCGGCGATCTTTTGCTGCGCCGCGATCTGCTTGTCGCTCAGATCCTGGCTCGCCGCGGTCTGGTATTGCGCCACCGTGGTGATGCCCTGCTGGGCGTAACCGTCCGGCACGCCCGCCTCGACGAACCGCTGATACGTCTGCCCGTTCGGATCAGTCCAGCTGGCAATCTTCATTTGTGGAGCGTTGCTGCCGCCACCGCCACCGCCTATGCACAATGCCTTGTCCTCCGGCCAGTGGGCTGGGTCAGGTCCCAGGTGTAGAGCAGGAAGTCCTCGCGGTCGCGCCCGTAGCCCTGCAGCAGGGCCTCGACCTCGCCGCCGATCAGCTCGATGAACGCCCTGCCGTCCATGTTGGACGCCAGTGCATAAGCTTCGGCGCGATGGTAGTTCGAGCGTTGCAGCGCCGGGATGATGTAGGTGCGCGCCCAGTGCGCGATCGGGCGCACGGCTTTACGATACTGCTCGGTGCCGAACGCGCCGCAGATCACCACCCCAGGCCGCACCGGGACCACGCCGCTGACCGCGATCGGCTCGCTGTCCCAGGACCACACCCGCCATAATGGTCCCGCGTTGACGGTGACGTTGTCGATCAGCGCGTCCTCGTCGTCGTCCCAGCGCAGCGCGAAGATCTCGCGCCGGTCACGGTCGCGCAGGTTGCGCACGATGTGGGTGATCCCCTCGCGTGACGCCGCGTGCATGCGGATCATGTGATCCTGATCCGGTTCGAGGGTCGTTACGCTCACTTAACCACCCCCTCCAAAAGATTTAGATGCACTGCCGAAAGGGTCGCGGGACCAGGCGCCTGGTGCGTCATGTGCAGCCCAAAGTGCGTGCCGTAGCCGGCAAACGGGATGCTCATCAAACCATAGGTATTATCCTGCACCGTGGCGACCAGCTCGAACGCCTCAGTGTTGTTCGGCAGCATGCCGATGTTTATTACCCACTGGCCCTGGCACATCACGTCGACCGATTTGATCCGCTTGTTCTCGGTGGGACTGTCGGCGTGCATGTGCGGCGTGCGAACGGTGACCAGGCAGTCCTCATACTCGATGCCGCTCACGCCGCCATAAAGGTAGATGTCACCGGCCTCGCTCATGCAGAACAGTTTCTGCTCTACCAGGGCGAAATTCTTGACCATGAACCCTGGCGCGAACGTGGACCACGCGGTGATATTCCCGGCCGGGAAATAGCTCAGCACATAGATGGTATCGCCGACAGCGCCGCTGCTGAGCCAGTAGCGCCCCTGGATGGGCTGCACCACCGCGTCCATCCGCGAAAGTATGCCCGGTATCCCTGTCGCTTCCTCTGCCCGGATAGCCGCGATCAGGAGTGGATCGATCGCCGAACCGACATCCGACACGCTGGCCGCCAGGTTGACGTAGAGCGCCTTCAGGCTGCGCACACCGCTGTCGGACAGAAACAAGACATCGCCGGTGCCGAACTGCACCATCGACCGAGGCGCCACGACACCGATCCGCAGCAACTGGCTCAGCGTGTCGTTGGTCGGGTCAGGGTCCAGCGTCCACAACTGGCTCTGCACCCGCGCCATCAGCGCCATCTGATTGTAGTAGACTTCCATGCTCAGCAGGTTCTCGGCGTCGGGATCGTTCAGCGCCATGTTGATGAAACCGGCGCCCGGTTCGGTCACCGAGGCCGGGTCGTTCTGCGCCGGGTTATTCACCCCGGAGAACCGCAGATACGGCCCGTCGATCCGATACATCTTGGATTTCCAGGTGCGCGCGTAGCTGCCGTGGCTGTAGCTGCCGTCCGCTTCCAGGACCAGCACGCCGTCATACCAGCAATAGCTCAGACCACTGGTCCCCCAGCCGCAGACAAAGAACTTGCTGCCGAACGGTTCAACGTCGGCCAAAAAGGTGATCGGATCGCCCGGCGGCGTCGGCAGCGGATGCGGCGTGATCGGCACCGGCAACCCAAGGTCGGTAATCGTTACGGGCGCTTCGACCATATAAAACAGGTGCAGGCCGGCGCCCTGGCCGAACAGATACATCACGTCGTCACTGGCCGTGGTTGCCAATTTGACGAACGCCAGACGCTTTTCGATTTCGCCGCCGTTGTTGATCACGGCGTTTTCCAGGATGCGCAGCGAGCCTCCTGGGGCGGTCAACGGCGTCTTGCGGACGTCAAGGCCCTCTTTGAAGTCGGTGACCGAGAAGACCTTGCTGCCCTGCGCCATCTAGTGTGGTCCGGGACCAGGCAGCTTCGCTTCAGCGATTATTTGCTGACCCTGCGGCGACTGGCGCCACTCAGCCATCTTCTGCTTGCCCCGGTGCGTGTTATGCCAACTACTCATCATACGTTAGGCCCACTACCATATCCCGGGGGTATGAAGTCCAGGCCCAATACCGGCTGGTGCCCGGGCCGCGACTGGGCATCACCGCCGCCGCCACCGATCACGATCGGGCGCACCTTCTTGTGGCTGAACTGGCGCACGCGATGGCGCCGCATCGCCTCGTTGGCCTTCTGGAGTTTGAGCGTGGCGTCCTTGGCGCCGTCGCGCTGCAGGATCTCCACCGCCGAGAACAGCACGATAAGATTATCCGGCAGCGTGCTGACGTCGCTGTCGTTGATCATCTTGGTGACGGTCTTGGTCCCGCGCACCCGGATGATCGCGTTGGCGTCGATCGCGCTGGCATCGGGGACCGGCCACAGTTCGATCATGTTGCTGTCGGCGTTGTGCATCCACTTGCGGGTGGGCCACGCCTTGAACCCGGTATCCGAGTTCCACAGCACCATCTCGTAAGGACCGATGCCGTAGGCCAGCTCGTTGTAGACCGTGTTGATCAGCACCCAGATGTTGGTGATGTCATCGAACGCCAGGTCGGACGGGTAGGCATAATAGCGCCCACCGTCGACCAGCTTGATGTCGCGATCGATGATCAGCTGCGGCCAGTCGTAGTCCTGATACAGCTGGATCTGCGTGCGGTTCAGGTAGTAAAGCAACGTGTCACGATCGTTGATGCCGTGCGCGACATTGGTCGAATGCCCGATCTCCGCGCGAAGATCCGTCAGCATGTCGCGCAGCTGTTTAGGCGCCACGGGCCGCTCGGTTGGCCAAGGCCGCGCCGCCGCCGGATTTGGGCTTGTAGTTCGGCGAGTGACTGCCGCCGGCGTTCACGTCCGGCAGCTGGGTCAGTGGTCCCGCGGTCGACGCGCCGCGGCCGCTGGTGTCCCGCACGATGTGCGCCAGGTCCTCCGGGCGTATCCGCTTCGGTCCGTCCAGGCCCAGTTCGATGGCGCCCTCGACGTCGTCCACGTCGTCCTGCGCGTGAGCCGCGATCTCGTCCACGGTCGGCTCGGTCTCCCGGGGCAGGTCTGGCGCGTCCAGCACCGGCGCCTGGCTGTCCAGGTAGGTGAACTCGCTGAGGGGCCGCAGCTTCGGGTCAGGGCTGTCGGGCCGGGTCGGCCGCGGCTTGTAGATCGGCAGCGTGCAGCGCGGGACCGAGGCGTCCGACACCGGCAGCCGTGGCCGGTTGCCGGGGTAGACCGCCTGCACCGTCTCCGGCTGGTAGA